TCAAAAAGGGCATATGGATTTTTCAGACTCAGGATTAGCCTGTTCAGATTGTAATTCTAATAATTTTTTAGCGGCCCATTGTTCACACTCACTCGCAGTATCTCGAGTAGCTGTATAATGTTTACCTAAATAACGGACAGTGATGCGCCACGCGTCTCCGCGCTTAACCGGCTTTTGCATAATAACACTCCAAATTTCATGGTACTGCAATGGAAATATAAAGCGTTTTTTAATGCGAATTTTGAATTGACCTATAGACAATAAAAAAACCACCTAATCCTTTCGAATTAAGTGGTTTTTAAATCTTGGAGCGGGAAACGAGACTCGAACTCGCGACCCCAACCTTGGCAAGGTTATAATAAATATTAAATAACAATGAGTTATATTTTAATGGTGTCGAAGTGGTGTCGAATAATTTTTTACAAAAGATTACTCAAAAATTAAAAAATTATTTCACAGATAACTTTATCAAATAAAAGTAGATAAAGCGCTATTAACAATGGGTAATTTTTTGGGTAAAATGATAAAAAATATGTTGATAAAACTGTGGAAAAGCTATGAGTCAATTTGAAAAATTAACAAAGCAGCCGCTTGTTATGGTTTTGGCAGAATTCCGTTTTTCAACAATTCTCCAAATTGGGAATTATGTTCCATTATTTCAAGATTTAGTAAGACAACACTTTCCTCATTTTTCAACTATAAACCAACAGGAAATTGTGGTGGATCCACAAGGTTTAAAGATCAACCAAAATGATGCTTGGTTATTTCAGTCTGCCGATAAAAAAAGTGCATATCTCTTAGATAAGGACAGAATTACTTTTTTAACAGCTGAATATAACCGTTTTCCAGATTTTTTAAGTCACTGTCAAACTGCAATAAAATTTGTAGAGGATGTTATTAGACCTGCACTTATTTTAAGAATTGGTTTAAGATATTCTGATGTTATATTGCCAACTTATCCTGAGGAAAAGATTGAAAATTATGTTCAGGAGGCTATTTGCAATACAAGTATTGGAAAAGTTTTTGGTGATCAGCTTAGACATGTGAATGAGTCTATACTTAGAACTGAAAATGGGATACTGGTTGTTAGAACTCTTTATGGGGAACTTAATGCAACTGTGTGGCAGGATCTTATCGATGTTCCAATTTCTATAAAGAAAGTGATGACACCGAGTAAGCGAATTCTTCTTGATTTTGATCATTATTGGTCACCAGAAGAAGGAGAATCTCAATCTTTTTATATCGACTTCATTATAAATAAGATAACGGGCTTACATGAAAATTCGCGTAAAGCCTTTTGGGAAATTACAACTAATAATGGTAGGGAGGTTTGGAAATGATGGACATAAGCTCTTTTGCATTAGCTACAGCTATAAGCATTAATACGGCAAGTTATTGTTCAAGTTCTGCAAGTTTTATTTCTACTTGTGGTGAACCTTTCGATAAATTTGCTACTGGTAGTTTTGGCGGTATCTCTAAATGGCTGAGTGAGGAAACTGCTAGCGGTCAAAAAATAAATATCATTAATAATCGTGAAAATATTTTGGAGAAAAATGTTGAATTTATAAAGAATATTTTTTCATTAAATAATGATGAACTAGCTGCTGCGTTAGGAGTTACAAGAAAAACTTTATTAAGCTGGAGAAAAGAAGATTCTTCACCTAAGAAAGCTCAATCTTTAAAATTATTTAATTTGTATGTTTTAGCTAAGAACTGGAAAGATAATAACTATTCAACGCACAAAAGTGACTTGGATTTACCAGTTCTTAATGGAAAAAGTATCAAATCAATGATTGCTGAAGATAGTCTTGATGTGGATAAAATATTATTTGCTGGGAATAGACTGTCCCATAATATTTTAGTAGAAGACGATTTATTCTAGGGTGGTTTTAGTGCGTCATTGGATGGAAGATTTGGGTTGGAGACAAGGGAGTATAGTTAATCAGCAAGATGTGCAGACTATACTCTCATGCTCTAATATTTCTTACTCAGAAGAAATCATTCTAATTGTTGCATCTGGTTCTTGTGATGTGGCTAACCTAAATGATCCATGTATAGAATTTTCAATAGCAAAAAAAATTGAAAGTTATAATAGTACTTTTGGATTTAATAAAAATCCAAGAAGATTAAATTTGAAATTAGAAGTTTTATTGTCTGAGAAGGAAATAATTTTTGAGGCAGTTGAACTTCTTGGTCATGAAAAAATTCAAATAAAAAAGACTGAAATTCCCGAAGGAATTGTACCAGATCCAACTAGGATACTTTCAGCAGAAGAATTAAGATATTATGTAGATTGGTTAGCTGGGAGATATAAACGTCCAGCTTTTCCAACAACTTTTGATCGTCGACTTGATACTGTTTGGTTAAAGAAAAAAAGATTAAAAGCTGCTGATAAGGTTAATGAGCTAGTTCTTGGTATTTATGCAAAAGTTTATCCTGAAACAGAATTACAAGAGCATGAAAATTATGCTGTAAACATGTTTGTAATGGTTAAGCCAGATCTATCTGCAGAACAGAAATTAAGTGTTCAATCTCTCATTAACTCTTATAAAGAAGCTTTTACCGAAGCTAATATGGATTTAGATGCCAATATTCCTATGATTACTGAGGATAAAATTTCGGTCCAACGTTTCAAAGAGTATCAACGATTTAATATGGATGAACTTTCTTATAAAAGCGATGGTCCATACCCCACAGATATATAACATTAAAAATGGTTTTTAATGTTTTAGTTTAAAAATAAAAAGGGCAATAAGCCCTTTAGCTTTTACGTCTCGAGTGCCGTTGCTGTCTTTGCCTGTTTAAATTTTCAAGGATAGGAATAACTTCATTTGGATCGTAAAGATGTTTGCTTTCTGTCCCTTTATTGAAAGGACGAAGTTCATCAATAATCAATTTACGAGACATGCTATAGCGCTCCATTAACCATGCAGCAGGGACACGGTTCGGTATTTCCTCAGCTTTCATTTCAATGACTTTCCCTACATTAGGAATAATTTCATGAATGAATACCTGAGGTGGTTTTTCTGCTTCAACAACGACTATATATTTTCCCATACCTTTACCTATCTAATTACCCTAAATACTGCAATGTTCTCAAGAGTGACCGCAGAGGGTCAGCAATACAGTCACTCCTGTAGAACATCGCAGCTCTAAAATTGTTTTACTTTCTCCAAGTCGCTTCTTTAAATTTCGCCTCGTCAACTAAGCTGTCGATTTGAGACGGGTTCACATTGTCGTAGTAATGATTCATCAGGTTGCCGAACACAATGAGTGTTCGGGCTGAGGATGAGTAACGGAAGCTCATATAAATTCCTCCATGGCTTCAAAGGCATTTTTACGGGCTGAAGCCTGATTCTTGAGTAAAGAGATATGAGCATCTTTAATCAGCTCATTGCTCTGCATAACACGTTGTTTGGCGTGGAGGGCAGAGGTCGCTTCAATGCGACCCCTTAGAGTGCCGTTGCCATGTAATTTGGCAACATACCTAAAGATATAGGTACCTAAGCGCTCCATCCCTCCATGTCCTTTTTTGCCTTACATGCCTTAACAATCTGGCTTTCAAAGCTGGTACCTTTGAAGCGTTTATAGATTGTGACCAGATCTGCCTCATTTTGTGTGTGATGAATCGCATGTAATGCTTGCTGGAATTCAGCCGTAATTTGTTGGGCTGCGTTCGGCTGTTGCTGCTGGTTCTGTGGTGTTTGTTGCTGTTGAGGTTGCGCTGCCGTTTGCTGAGTCCTTTCTTCCTCAGGTAAGTCTTCACCAGCATAGATGTATAGACCTAAACCATGTACGGCAATGCCTTTAACCAGACACCGCATCATGGCCTTATTGATATCAAAAGCATTTGGATTAGCAATCGCTTTATTCCGATAGTCCATGACAGGCAAGAACATATACATGGTTTTACCAAACACGGTGACATCACAATGAACCATCATAGATCCATCCGGAAAAGTCATCGGCTCACGGAAAGACCAGTTAGCTTGTGGATCTATACGCATGAGTTTGTCCACGGCCCAAGCCCAAGACAGATATGACATGTTGTTTTTCTTTTCGATATGTCCAGATACGCTAATCGCTGCTAACTGTTCAAAGTGGTTAGCACTTTCATTGTTTAAAACTGCTGGATTAATTGCTGCATTCATTTTTCTTATCCTTATTTTGAACCTGTAAAGCCGCGCTTCTTTTTATAAGCTTTGCGGTCATACGAAGGGATGTTGCAAAGTTCAAGGGCAGTCGCTAATGCTTTTTTGCGCTGGAAGCTAATCTCATTCATTAAGGCTGTATAAACCTTAGGGCGCTTTACCTTAAACTCTTCGACATTTAAAGGAATCTTCACTTCGCCTTTTACGGTGTACAGCACACTGCCATTTGCATTAGCTGCATAAACGGTCCAGCCGATACGTACAGAGTAGAGACCCTTTAAGCGGTCATGGCCGATATAGGCTTTAATACCATCAGGATGTGGTTTGAATTGAGCATTCATGATTAAGCCGCTCCCTTTGGTTCTTCATAGATCCAAACTTTAGGATTGCTATCAAACTTGGCAGAAAATACACCTGTACCCTTAGTGCGAATAATTACACCTAGATCATAGGCACACTGTTTTTCAGTAATTTGGCGGCCTTTAGCTGCCATGCGACTTACAACTTGCCATGTGTATGGTTGTTTGCCTTCTTTATTAATTTCGATAACAGTTCGCAAAACTGCTTGTTGGCGTTCAGATAGGTTTAATGCTGAGTTAGTCATGATCAGCCTCCCATCATCCAAGATGCTGCAGTTACAGCAATTACCCAGAGGATGAATGCAATAGTAATAAACTTAATAAAGTCGATTGCATTGGCCTTGATGGTGGCGAAACGAGAAGGGCGCTGTTCTTCAACAGTAGGGTGTTGATATAAGCGTGATGTGGTTTGACTAGGAATAGGGTTTTGTTTCATACTTACCTCGCAGTTTTGCAAAAGCACCCATGAGTTCGAAGGCAGGGGTGCTTTTTTGTTGTCCACGAGATAAAGGTAAGTTATATTACTAAATTAGTCAATACATTTGGTAATTAAACTTACTTTTTGGTTTTTGTTAATAACTTTTATAATCAATTTAAGAGTTTTGGCAAATAATCTAAAGCTATCGGATCCCTGTCTCTGAAATAGGTACTCGCACATTCAGGAATCCATATTTCGTCAACAAATTTTATAAAAATTGGAAGTAAAGAGTTCTCGTATTGACGAGCTTCTACTTCATTACCATCTGGAAATTTATGACTATATTTCTTAAATTTATCTTGTATATCTGGATGATTAGTCTTTAAAAAAGTTGAGAATCTTTTCCCAACACTAACGTCAGGTCTAATTTCTTTTCCTGTAAATGCTTTATTAGGAATGATATATCCAACTTTTTCAAACTTACCATATAATCTGATAAAAAGTTCGCTAATTACTGAAAAATATCCCTTATCAGTACGATCCCAATTATCATTAAAGCGAATAATAAAGTTGGGTGTTTCAAGACGATTTACACCATAACTACCCTTTTTGCGGATAGAAGGTATAACTTCCTTTGTTACCCATTTTCTAAATTGTTTTGCAGAGGGTTTTTTGCTTTTAAATATTAAAGCATATAAACCGCTTTCAGATATTAAGTTAACTTGACGGTTTTGACCTGCCCTATGTAAAACATAGGGTAGCTTTTCATCTTCATCAAGCGTTGCTAACGCTTGAGTAACATTTTGAATATCAAGTAACTTACAAATTTCACTACCTACAAACCAAATTTCTTCATTTATTTCGACAGTAGTTAGGTCATCTAGAACGTCTTCATCCGTCTCATATTTGAATATTTGTAACTGCATAATTTCCCCTCACATTGAGATATAGAAGAATTGTTTATTAATTAAATTAAGTTTTTCCATATATATTTTATATATAATAAAATACTAAAAAATAATATCACTATGATAAATCCTTGTGTTTATTGATAAGACGTTAGTAGAAGATAATTTTTTCTTATTTTGTTCGTAAAAACAGCCAAATTGGTTGCTTATCTTATTAAAGGAAGTATCATTCTTTATCGTTAAAATTTCTTGATTGCATTTGATTGCATAATGGAGTATGGCATGTCTGCTGAATCGAAAATAGAATGGACAGAACGTACTTGGAATCCAGTAAAAGGATGTACAAAAATTTCACCTGGTTGTAAACATTGTTATGCAGAAACAATGTCGGCCAGACTAAAAGCCATGGGTACAAGAGGATATGAAGATGGATTTAAATTAAAAATTTTACCTCATAGACTAATGGAACCATTGAAAAGAAAAATTCCTACGGTTTATTTTGTCAATTCAATGTCAGATCTATTTCATGAAGATGTGCCAAAAGAATTTATTCATCAAGTTTTTGATACAATTGAAAAAGCACATTGGCATACATTTCAAATTTTAACAAAACGTGCTGATAGAATGGAGTCGTTTTTTATTGAAAGAAAACCTCCAGTAAACGTTTGGTTAGGAGTATCTGTTGAAGATCAACAATATGGTGTACCAAGAATTGATAATCTTAGAAAAATAAAAGACGCGGCTATTAGATTTTTATCTGTTGAACCTTTATTAGAAGATATCGGTAATATTAATTTAACTGATATTCATTGGGTAATTGTTGGTGGTGAGTCTGGTAAAAAAGCACGCCCAATGAAATTAGAATGGGTTGAATCAATCCGCCAACAATGTGAAAAGAATCAAGTTGCTTTCTTTTTTAAACAATGGGGCGGATGGGGTGCTGATGGTGTTAAACGCGCTAAAAAAGTTAATGGGAGAGAGCTACATGGTAGAACATGGGATCAGATGCCTGAGATTGTCTAAAATAACCTAAATTGTCGAGATGGAATAATTAAATCCGTTTTATGATATCTTTTTGATGGTTTTCTTGGCTTCCCATCTGCATTTAAAATCTCAACTGATTTTTCTTCATGTAGTTGTTTAAGTGAGCTTTGTAAGATTTCTTCCGAAGCAGGCGTATTAGATACTACTGAAGGAAATAGATGTCCTACAGGTATATTACTATTTTGATTAAATAGTATATTACCAAAGTCAACATGCAATGCATCAATGCATTTTTGTCTTGATAAATCATCAAAATCAAATGATCCAGAATTTCCTATTAATTTCATATCCCGATTTGCTTCATAACCAAATTCAAACATTCCTGCTTCAAGACTATGTCCAAAATAAGTTGCATTGTTCCAGTGAAGTGTTTTCATTACTTCATGAGCTTTATAAGCATTACATAGATGAACAAGCCAATAACCCCATTCTTTAGAAAATTGAGGTTTAATAAAAAATAAAGTCATAAACTTTGCATTAGATAATTCTTTTAGTGCTTTTGCTACTTGCCGTTGAATATATATTCTATAATGATGTCCATCTTTGGGTAACTGAGCTACGATATTCCAATCAATATAATTATCAATTTCTAAATTGATTAATGCTTTACGGAATCGATTATCTTTTGAAAAGTATGGAAAAATAGAATCTATATTAAAAGTAAGAATAATTTCAGAGTTTTTTACCTCCCTCAAGATTCGATTAATTTCACTTATTTTTACATCAGCATATCCATACTGATCTAAGAAAAAAATTGATCTTTCTCCACCCTTATTCTTTTTAATCTTATCAATTACATCGGGTAGAATATTTGAAAAACTATTATTATAAAAATTAATTTTATTATAATCTTTAATGTAATGAATATTGTCCTTATATCTTAATCTTGCTGTATTTTGTAGATATTTAATAGCGTGAGTGTTTTTATCAGAAAAAAAATAATGCGCATCTATCTCCCGTTCTTTTTCACGATTAATATTTATATGTACTCTAGCTGAATTTATAGTCTCAATAAGATGAATAGGGGAACCATCAAGTAAGTTCCCCTCTTTATCTTGATAAGACCCACCACCACAAAAACCATCAATTAAATTAATTGTTAATTTAGGTATATTTGCGTTAGAAAGCAAAGTAGGTATATATGCACTAATATATTCTTTTAGTAATTTATGTTTTATAAGACTATGAGGATCAATTTGCGGAAGATTTCCATTTTCCCAATCATATTTATCATGTTTTTTAACCATAAAGCCAAGCCCATTTTACATTATTTTTTAAACATCCCTGTATAACCCAACGACTTTACCAACCAATTTACATCCTTCTCGGAGTGGTATGATTTTTTCATGCCATTTAGGGTTTAAGGGTTCTAAATACATACCGTTGCTTTCTACAATCAATTTCTTGAAAGTTGCTTCTGTTTCTCCATCGCATGCAACGATAACCAAATCACCTGTTTTTAAATCACTTATTTGAAAGTCAGGATTTACATATATTTTGTCGCTTGGTCTAAAGTCTGGAGACATAGACTCTCCAACAACAATTAAACCGTAACCGTTTTTGCCACATTTAGGGTTTGGCGGTAGCCATTCCTTAAATTGTGTGCCCATTGGAACAGAATCTGCTGTAGTCCAAGTTCCTGCTTGTACCCAAGAAATTACAGGTATTAAACGTCCCGCAATTGGAAATGGGGCAGTAACATTATTATCAAGAGAATTACTTTCTTTGCCATGTAAAAGGTAATCAGAAGTAACCCCTAAAATTTGTGCTAATGCCATCAAACTATCGTGCTTAGGTAAGTTCTCATCCTTTTCCCAATAAATTACTGATGTTTTAGAAACACCAATTGCATCAGCAACTTGTTGTTGAGTTAGCTTTTTAGACTTTCTCTGGTTTTTTAAACGAGTACCTAAAGTTTCCATAATTTTATGCCAGTTCCGTTCGTAAGAAATCTTACCATTTGATAAGGTAAGTTTTATGTGTTTAAATAAAGGTAAGTAAAGTTACTTTTGTTGGTGAAATATATGACCAAAGCAGAAGCATTGGCCTTATTGGAGTGTGGTATTACTGAGTTAGCCTACAAATTAAGTATTAGTACTCAAGCAATTAGCCAGTGGCCTGAAGAAAAAATCCCTTTAGCGCGCGAATATCAAATTCGAGATTTAGCCGAAGGCAAAGAGCCCTTAAAAAACAAAGTTTCCGTTGACTAAGGACATCACTATGAGCCTTGAAAAAGAAGATCTTCGATTGAAGATGCTTCCAGACATGATGGAACGTTTGAGATTGATTGCGGATGTCCGTGGAAATGAGTATGCACATCAAGCTGTGGTCCTCTTAGAAAAAGCCCTTATGGGTGAATATCATGAAGTTAGCTTAATGCTTGAAAGAGCCGAAAAAAATAGGAAGAAAAGGGAGCGTCTAGGATTAATTGGGACAGTTGGGGTAAACCAAGATTCCCAAATTTTAGAAATAAAAAAAGCCTGATTTCGAGGATCAGGCTTTTAGGCATTCAATTGAGGTGAATCAAATGAACACAAATAATTTATCAGAACAACCAATCGAACTCAACACACAAGAATTTGTAGTAGGTGACATGGTGGTTATTAATGAACTGGATCATAACGAAATTTTTGAAGTGTTTGGATTTTACTTCAGCACGCCTAAACGACTTTTTGTAAAGTCAGCATGTGGGAAGCAATTAACTTTACCAGTTCAATTCTTTAGATCGGCATCAATTGCTGAGTTAGAAGCAAATCGGCGATTAACTGCAGAAGAGTTAGCACGGGCGGAGGTGTCTTAAATGAAATGGGGACATGATCAACTAGCTCATGACTTAGCAGAATATCTAATGCAGAACTCAGACCGAATTATATGGACTGATATGCAATTAGGTTCTGCCGGCTCACCAAGACCTGATGTATATACGATTCCTAAATCCTATGCCAATTTCAAACCAATTGCTTATGAATGCAAGGTATCTGTTGCAGACTTCCGATCAGACATCACAAAGGGCAAATGGCAAAGCTATTTAAAGTTTGCCAGCGGTGTAATTTTTGCTGTACCTAAAGGTTTGGTTTCAAAAGATGATATCCCTAAAGGTTGCGGATTAATTGTCCGTAGTGAAAAGGGATGGCGGATGGTAAAGGGTCCAACATTACTACCCGTGAAAAATGATCTATCGGCTGATTTCTGGATCAAGTTAGTTATTGATGGTGTTGATCGTTCTTTAGGTCGACATAGAAAAATGACAATGAATTTATATATGGTACACAATCAAATCGAAAAGAAATATGGCAAGGAACTAGCGTATTTATTATCTGATTTTGATACTGCCAAAAGTCGGCTTGAAACCAAGACTAAATATTTACAAGAAAAAATTAATCAACTGGATGTCTTTAAAGCTGCTGAACACTACAAACGTGAATTAGATGAACTTGAGATCGTAAAGAAAGAATTATGCGACCTGCTTGGACTTCATCATAACGTTGCAATCTGGACAATTAAAAGACGACTAAGTGAAAAAATGCATTTGTTAGACGTTGATCAAACAGTTAGCAAAATGAAAGGTGTCGTTGAGAGTTCAATAAATCATATGGAGAGGCAAGTTCGAGAACTAAAGTCCTTACTGGAACCGGTATTTGATACCAAGGGGGATTTATGAGTCTAGATGCCACCAAATGGGCTTGGGAAGTCCAGTTCAGTGATCGTAAGGGCGGCAGTCTAAAGCCGCTTAAACGACTCGTCTTGTTGTCACTAGCCGATCGTGCTGGTGAAGAACATACATGCTATCCGAGTGTTAAACGTTTAGAAGACGATACCAATCTTGACCGGAAAACGGTAATGAAGATTATTGCCGAATTAATTGAAGATGGTCTTATCGCCGATACGGGTGAACGTACCGGTAAAACCAAACAAGTAAAAATCTATAAATTAATTGGCGTGTTGGGACGTGAAAATAAAAGAGTCCCAACAACGGGATACTTACCACAGGAAAGTACCGATTTAAAGGGTACTAATGTTGGAACAGTACCAACAACGGAACAGTCCCATTGTTCCGAGGAAAGAGTACCAACAATCCCATTAAACAGTACCAACGTTGGGACACGGAATCTACCAAAGAATCTATCAGATGAATCTAAAAATAAAAAAACATGGTTGAGTTTGAAAAAACTTGGTGAAGAAATTCTTTTGGCAACTGATCAGGAAACTTACGAGCAAATCAAAAACGCGACTTGGTTCGATCGAGAGTTACGAGCGTTTGAACTCTACAACGCTGAGAAGAATCTTTGTGATGAACTCATGAACTACCACTTTGCAGATTGGTTAATCAACGCATGTGGCAAATACCAAGCACGTGAACAGGCACCTTTCCGAAATTCAGGGTCGCAGGTTCGGTGCTCGCCGGGCGCACCGTACCAGTTGAGCGACAAACAAGTTCATTCCTTCGCTCAAAAACTCTCACAACATCCTGAGTTCGCAAGCCAGTTTGCAGCTGCAGGGGAAAGCTACGATCAACTTGCAGCACGTATCGCCGTAAAACTTAGCGATCCAGTTCAGGCCAAACAATGGGAACCATATCTCAAGCAAGTCGGGTTCAAAGGCACATTGCAGGGGGCTGCATGACAGACCTCTACCATGTCAACGTAGCGCTCTTGGATGGTGAACTCTACGCTTTTGAAAGGGGTTCGCATGTCTAGCATGAGTTTAGCTGAATACCGTGAATTATTTCCAGTGAAGACAAAGAAGCGCCGTTCAGCAAAGCAAGGTACCAGACACCCAAGTGAAGGCGAGACGGTTCTGGCAACACATTTAAGAGCATGCAAGATTGGTTTTGAACAGGAATACAAATTCCATCCAACACGTAAATGGAGAGCAGATTTTTTAATAACGGGTACAAAGATTTTGATTGAGGTAGAAGGCGGGATCTGGAGCGGAGGCCGTCACACAAGAGGCAAGGGCTATTTAGGGGATATGGAGAAATACAACTCCGCAGCAATGATGGGTTTTACAGTTTTACGGTTCAGCACAGAGCAAGTTAAAGCAGGCGTGGCGATTAAACAAATTGAGCAATTGGTAGGTGAAAAATGAGTGCAGTTTTAAAAACACAACAAATGGATTGGTCTAAATATACTATTGACGGTTGGTTAGAGCAGTTTGGCGCATGGTGTGAAACAGTTAGAATGAAAGGGGGTGATTTGCCAGATGGGCTTCATATCAATCAAATTTACTGGTTGATGCGTGAAGCTGGCAAAGAAGTACAAAAAAGTAAATCTTATATTCGATGTGAGATCAGTGATTATGAGGCGGATCAAATTCAAGCACTTTTACGAAGTCTATTAAATTCTGATAAAACAGATTTTACAACTAAGTTTGCATTAATTTGTTTAATTAAAAATAAGGTTGAAAATAAAGGATTGTTGAAGGTTGCTCAAGAAACAAACCAATCTAAAGCTCAGGTCGCAATTATGGTGAGTTGCGCTAGATTTTATTTATTAGGTCATGATAAAAGATTAAGACAAAATGGAGGTTCAAATGAAAACATACACTGTAAAACTATATGAAGGCGTTAGTCGGGAGAAAGTTAATGAAACTTTGAAATACTGCCCTGATTATTTTGGTAAAATATCAATAATTACAAATGTAATTAATAATAAATTGCAATTAACACTAAAAGCATTTGAAGGAATCGACGTTATAACTGCCAATGATCTAATGATTAAAATCGTTGAACGTTTAAAAGCTTCTCAATTAGTAGAAAAGCATAATTTAGACTTGTTGACTGTCTAGACGCTTTATGGCATATTTTTGATATAGTGGACAAAGTTATAAGCGTTGCACCAATTTGTTTTAAAAGCTCACTTAATCGTGGGCTTTTAATTAGGATTTGAAAAAACATGAAATTTATCGTATATTAAACAGGTATTCTACTTCCTATGTAGTTATTCAGTTTATAGTCCGTACCTTCCCCAAGGTACGGATTTTTTTTATTTTTTGCTATATAGTCCAGGCTGGTAAAAATGAATATCTGTGTGGGTGGTGAACTCAATGGGCAAGTGATAGAAAAAAAGGGGTGTTAAGAACAAAGATATATATAAATATTAGTAAATTATAAAATTATTAAATAAATTCAAATATTTAAATTAAAAATAAGTGATAAAACTTTAACAATATTTACGTACGTGATGAATTTAGTAACTCAAATAAACATTATTTTAGACGGATAATTATAAAAAACGGAGTACAAATGTCATGAATAAGAATGTAGAGCTAATAAATTACATTGATGTAGCTGAGACAGTTTACGAACGGGTATATGAAAATAATAAAATTTCAAATAATTTGATTGTTAATCTAAATCGCATAATGGCTGAGATAAAGAATCAAGCTGCAGAAAAAAGACTCAAATTGAAGTACAGCTCAATAGACTTTGAACATTGTTTAAGTTTGCCTTTAGCTGATCGCAAGATAAAAGTAGATTTAAGTCTTATACCTCATTTTGAAGATCGTGAAGAAAGTATTTTGTGGTTAACTAACTTTATTGGAAAAATTTGTGAGCCCAGAAAGATGCAAAGACAGAAAAAAAATCTTCATTAAGTACCTGTGAATTTTAGATGAACCGCCCTTAAAGCGGTTTTTTATTGCTAGTAGAATATTTAAGGTATCTTTTCTAATAGGCACATACTATTGAAGTGTTTTTTATTTATTTTCTAGATTGAAAAGATTGCTATTTAAGTAATTTAAATATAAAAATCTTTATTGATTGAGAGTAGTTGTTATACAGGATATTTATAAGGATTTTAAAATGACAATTATCACATTGCTCGATGTTAAGACGAAGAAGAAGGTGATAGTTCGGTCCGTAATAGACCCAATAGCAAGAATAGACAAAAAAGGGAATATACAAATTATTCAAATTCATAAATGGCTATATGATGAATCTGGAGATTTCGTTGATGAAGACTTATATGAGGCACTCAACAATGGAGAAGTTGGAATATACATAACTTTGCAGTATATGATCATTAATATTGAAAATTAATTATTTTTTATTTTTAGTCAGTTTGAGTTCTTACTCTCTAGAGCCTAATGGTTACTACACATAAGACCTTATTAAGTATTACCTATTGATGGGCACATATTCTTTATAACTCTTGATAAGTAAAAAAATTATGTAGGCTAAAAATAAAACTATTTAAAAAAGAAATCTTTATCTATTTAAATATGAATATTTGATATTTTTAATTCAATCCCTATTGCTAGTGCTTAAATATTATGCCAATATGAAGTTGGAGATATTTCCGAATAGATATTTCCTATTTCAGGTCTAAGCGTTTTTTTTCGCTAAGCCCATTTCTGAATAAAAATAGGAAGTGGGCTTTTTTATTTTTAAATATTTCTGTATTATCAGTGTGTTGCTGTAGGTAACACTAAACCTTGTTGATCAGCGCAAATATCAAAAAGGGGGAGCTTGCCTACTAGGCAAGCTTTTTAAATTGATCAACTAAACACAATAATCCATTTTAAAGCTCAATAGAAAAATCAAACTTCCATAGCTTTTATTCGTACTAATTTATTGAATATAATCGTTTTTATAATTTTTAAAATTTCCTTAAACTAAAAATGGAAAATTTCTTGTTGCAACATTGTTATAATAGGATTACCTTAAGAAAAATACTTTATAAAAATGAGGAGCTGCTGAAATGCCACAGTATCTCATGTTTGCGGAAAATATTTATAACAAAATTAAAGATGAGGAATTGTTTTCACATGACTGTATTGAAAATATGAACTTACTTATGACATGTATACGCAGAGAAATTGAGGGAACAGAATTTAAATTAAAATATAATTTTATTGATTTTGTTGAATTGTTTAGTAGACCATTAGATGAATGTAAAGTAAAAATAGATGTGAGTTTGATTCCTCCTCACAATTCAGAAGGTGAGTATATTTTATGGTTAGCTGGATTAATCGAAAAAATTACAGAAGGTGGACCTAAACCACCTCCGCCTATAAAGAAGTTTATTCCAGAGTATATGACCTTGAAATCTGAATTAGATTTTTTACCTTTAAATGAGGAAAAAATTCAAACCGAAGGTAAAGAAATTACGGATTACTTTAATTCAAAGCTTTATAAGGCAACTTTTAAGAAGTAATACTATATTGCCTGTGAGTTTAGCCACCGCCTTAGGGCGGTTTTTTTATGGGTGAGAATAATGGATTCTACAGAATACTTTTGGCTTACACGAAAAAAAGAACCTAAAACTAAGTCCAAATCTAGACCACTACCTAAAGCTACTCAAAAGTACTTAGAGGCTGAAGAAGAATTTACTCAAGCTTTAGACAATCTGGAAATTAAATACGAAAAGAAACTCCAGTTTAAGTCTACTAAGCATTGGCGTTTTGATTTTCATTTAATTGAATATCGTATTTTAGTTGAAATTGCTGGTGGACCTTGGTCAGGTGGCCGAAAGGGCAAGCTGGCTACAAAAGCGTGGAGTATGGACCGTTACGATGTTGCTGAAGAAATGGGATATACCGTTGTTCGGTTAGAGGCAGCACCAAGATTTAAGATTAATGAATCTGGTCCATTGCAGATCCAAGCTCATTTCGCAAGCCAATGGCTTAAAAACTTGAAGAGGCAAATATTCAATGGAGCAGATCAGACCATTTCCTCCAACTGATTTTATTGACCAAGCAGATGAAGAGGAAGCAATTAGATTAACACCGGCACCGGATCTAAAAAACTGGGTTGTTGCTAATTTTCTTACGCTTGGTGGACCTTTACATAATCCCGATCATGATCACATAGCTGAGCTGCTCCACGATAATGAAGAATTTTTAGCATTTGCTTGGGCCTCTTCTGCATATAAAAGCAAGCAGGCGATGGTGCTGGGGCAATGTGAAAAAGTCATGTTCAATGTTGGTGGCTGGCGCAAAGCTAGACAAGAGCAACAGATGCGAGACTGGTTCGGCTTTGTGCCAACTTACTTAATAACTGTCGATGCTTCTTTTTGTGAGCGTGCAAATGATACAGAGTTCTGTTACTTGCTTGAACATGAGCTTTATCACATTGGTGTGATGAAAGACGAAGACGGCGAAATCATTTATAGCGATAGTACGGGGCTGCCTAAACATTATTTAGCTGGTCACGATGTAGAAGAATTTGTTGGCGTTGTTAAACGGTGGGGACCAAGTAAGAATGTTAAGCGACTTATTGAAGTCGCAAAAAATCCGCCGTTTGTTTCAAATCTTGATATTTCAAAATGCTGCGGAAACTGCGTAATCAACTGAGCCGAATGGCTCTTTTTTTTGCCTTCTTTGCTAGACGTAGCTAGACAAAGGTGGGGGTATGGCTGCACTTAAAGAACAGGTAAAAATATTTATTGTTCAAGCGCTTGCCTGCATGGATACCCCTCAACAGGTAGCTAATGCTGTCAAGCAAGAATTTAACATTGAGATTGATCGAAAACAGGTACAACTTTATGACCCGACAAAAGCGGCAGGAAAGAATTTAAGTAAGAAATATAAAGACCTTTTTCATAAAACCCGAGAGGACTTTAAAAAGAATGTTTATGACATCCCGCTAGCTAATAAAGCCTACCGGCTTAAAGAGCTTCAGAAGATTTATGAAGACTGGAAGAACAACAGGCTTATGAAGCAAGGGGTTATTAAACAGGTTCGGGAAGAAATGCAGGGTTATGACCTGATGTTATTAAATCTTGAGTTAAAACAGCTTGAGATTGAAAAGTTGAGAGAGGGTGAAGGTGATGAAGATCCAACACCAGTCAAGGTAACTATTCAAGTTGTGGATGCGAGTAAAAAAGATGCCGAACATCAATCCGACACTGAATGTACCTCAGGCTAATTTTTTGCAGATGGAAAAGAAGTTCCGCGCATTCGTCGCTGGCTTTGGATCGGGAAAGACTTGGGTTGGATGCTCCAGTTTATGCAACAAAGCTTGGGAATTTCCAAAAGTACCTTTGGGTTATTTTGCTCCAACTTACCCACAGATTCGCGACATTTTCTTTCCAACTATTGAAGAGGTGGCTTTTGATTGGGGGCTTAAAACTAAGGTTTATGAAACCAATAAAGAGGTGGATATCTATTATGGTCGGCAATATCGAACGACAATCATTTGCCGGTCTATGGAGAAACCAGCAACAATTGTAGGTTTTAAAATTGGCCACGCCTTGATTGATGAACTTGATGTTATGGCCAAGGTCAAAGCTCAACAGGCTTGGCGTAAGATCATCGCACGTATGCGTTATAAGCAAGCTGGTTTGCTCAACGGTATTGATGTGGCCACTACACCTGAAGGTTTTAAGTTTACATACGAGCAATTTGTTAAAGAGGCAAATAAATCAGAGGCTAAGCGTAAGCTATATGGAATGATTCAAGCTTCAACTTATGACAATGAAGCTAATCTTCCAGATGACTACATATCATCACTTTATGAGTCTTATCCGCCGCAATTAATTTCAGCTTATTTAAGAGGGCAGTTTGTCAATTTAACCAGCGGTGCTGTTTACCCCGACTTTGATCGAGTTCTAAACCACACGGATGAAGAAATTAAGAAAGGTGAGCCTTTACTCATTGGTATGGATTTTAACGTGCTTAAAATGGCTGCTGTGGTTTATGTCATTCGAGAAGGGAAGCCAAGAGCTTTAGATGAACTGGTTGGCGTGAGAGATACACCGACGATGTGTCAATTGATTAATGAGCGCTTTCCAGATCACGATATTACCGTGATTCCAGATGCTTCAGGTCAGGCAACATCTTCAAAGAACTTCAGTGAATCAGATCATGCAATCTTAAAGAAAAATGGATTCAAAGTTGAAGTGAATGGTGTGAATCCCGGAATTAAAGATCGTATTACTGCTGTTAATGCACAAATCCTAAATGCCGAGGGTGAACGACACTTAAAAGTGAACACAAATAATTGCCCTAACTTTACGGCTACTTTAGAACAGCAAGTCTATGATGATTTTGGAATGCCAGATAAAAGCGCTGGTTTGGACCACGTTGGCGATGCTGGTGGATATCCAATAGCCAAGAGATTCCCGATCATCATTCAGAAAGTATTTAAACGGCGCACAATCGCTGGTTTTTCCCGTTAAACAACGCACCTTTTCAGGTGCTTTTTTATTGGTGTTTTTATGGCAGTTACTGATAAACATCCGCAGTATATTGCTGCACAAAAAAGCTGGTTGATTATGCGTGACGCCGTTGCTGGTGAAGAGCAGATCAAACAGGCACAAACAAAGTACCTAGCTAAATCGGCCGGAATGATTGAGGCTGAAAAGCAAGGTGATACGACTGGAGAGATTTATAAGGCCTATCTAAGTCGAGCTCAGTATCCGCTATGGGTTCAGGACGCATTACGCACAATGATCGGGTTAGTTTCAAAGCTTGAGCCGAATATTGTGATTGAAAGTTCTCTACTTAAAGGATTGATAGAGAATGCAACAAATGACGGTTTTGGGCTTAAACAGCTCTTTATTCGCATTTGTTCAGAGTTGCTAGAGTTTGGGCGCTGTGGGCTGCTTGTCGATGTTGATGCTAACGGAGTGCCATATTTCGCCTTATATGATGCGTTATCTATTATCAACTGGAAGGAAAACAGTATCGGTGGTCGAAAGGATTTAAAACTGTTAGTGCTCGAGGAGCAATTTGATAATAGTGAAGATGAATTCGGGCACGAAACTAAAACGGTTCACCGCGTTCTATCTATGGATGATGGAGCATTAGCGGTCCGATTGTTCGATGGTTCAAATGTGGAGGATAAAACTCCCGATCTCGGCGGTAATCAACTTTCTTTCACACCATTTGTTTTCTGCGGTGCCACTAGTAATTCTCCGGATGTAGGTACCATACCGCTTTTGACAATGGCCAAGGCTGCTCTGAAGTATTACCAGCTCAGTGCAGATTATTACCAGTCTCTTCACCATACGGCCCATCCGCAACCTTGGATTAGTGGCCTTGATGATGACGATGATGATGATATTAGCGTTACTGGTGTTATGGCTGTCTGGAGTCTTCCTCCAAATTCACAATGTGGTTATTTAGAAATTTCAGGTAACGGCATTGAACTCACTAAAAAGGAAATGGATGCGCAAAAGAATTCAGCATTAGAAGCTGGGGCTAAAGTAGTTGATACCAATACACAAGAATCAGGTGAGGCACGCCGTGCACGTCAGGATGACCAGCAGGCAAGTCTTCACAGTATCGTGATGTGTGCAGCTGCAGCAATTGAACAAGCCATTAAGTATGCAGCGCAGTGGTTAAAGCTGGATTCGACAAAATATTCATTTACGGTTGAACCTGAGTTTATTGTGCAGGTCACGGATATTAATCTTGCAAAACAGCTTTATGAGGGTGCTATTTCAGGGAAAAACTCTTTCCGCACATATTGGGAATACCTGATGACAGGTAAATTACCAGCTCACGACTATCAGAAAGAAGTGAAGCGGGTAGAAATAGAGCGAGATAACACTCCTTTGTAGAGGTGATGTATGGCTTCAAAATAAGATAAATCATTGATTGAAGTACTTACCCAACATCAGGCGTACTTATATCGGGTGTCTTCTCAATCTGTTAATGAGCTACTAAAAATCTTTAATGATGAGTCGATAATAATGTTGGCAAAGCTGCGGGATTTGCTTGATGAGTTGAGTGATGCTGAAAAGGTGGCTCTCGCAAGTGGACAGTACACTACAGCTAATCTCAAAGAGATTCGAGATTTAATTTCTCAGTGGTTCCTTGGACTAAATACTTTCTTACCTGAAGCTTTTGCCATTTCTGCCACAGCGTTGGCAATATATGAAGCTAATTATACGGCGAAGCTATATGGCGGAAAGATCAAAAAGCCAAATGGTGAAAAGCTATATGCCGCAGCTAAAAAAATACCATTGGTAGGCGGTGCTCTTGTTGATGACCTGCTATCCAGAATTGCTGAAAATGCTCGTCAAAAGGTTGAATATGCAATTCGGGATGGCATTAACTCAGGTAAAACGAATCAGGAAATTGTTCAGCGTATTCGCGGCACCAAGCGGCTTAATTATGAGGATGGCATTTTAAGCAGTACCAAGACGGATATTGAACGAACCGTAAGAACTGTGCGAAGTCATGTGGCCAACCAAGCATATCTAAAGAGCTTTGATCAGATTGGTTTTGAATATGTCCGATTGGTTGCAACGCTGGATGGTAGAACCTCGAAACTTTGTGCTTCTTTAGATGGCACTGTATGGGAGATTAACGATCCAGCAAAGCGTGTACCGCCGTTGCATCCTAATTGCCGAAGTATTCTGGTACCTGTAGAGAAAGACGGGAAATTAGTTGGTGAACGGCCATTTGTCATGGACGAACGTAGAGTTAAAGACATCCCCAAAGAAGAGCGAAGCCAGTTAATAGGGCAATTGGATGCCAACACCACTTTTAAAGAGTTCTTCAAAAAGACAGATGATTTCTTTCAAAGAGAATGGTTAGGGCCGAAACGTTACAAGCTCTATAAGGAAGGGAAATTTGATTTTGATAAGTTCTTCGATCCTGAAGGGCGACTTTACACATTGAACCAACTTCTAAAGTTGGATGAGCAAACCTTTAAGGAGTTGGGCTTATGAGTGAGTCAAGACATTTAGTGCTAAAGCGTCACCCTACTTTGAAAGGTTATCTGGTTATTTGTGATGAAAAAACTGGACAACCTCTAGCTGGACAAAGAGCAGTACAGATGAATTCTGATGCCTTAAATGGACCCGCAACAATTACTGTAACTTTTGAAGCATATGGTGCTCATGGTGTTCGCTTAGTGAGTGATGCACCAAGGCCAAATCAAACAAAGGAAATGTAGCGAAAGGTATTACAAATGTCTGAAAAGCAAATCACTATGTCAGATGCTCAATATATTCTGAGCACAAAATTAATTCTGGTGCCATTTCTTCAAATTAAGATTTCAAGAGCCATGGCAATTTATGGTTTTACTTTTGAAAGATTAAAAGCAATTGCACTCATCAATTAGAACTTAATTTTTAACCTTAGCACCTTCGGGTGCTTTTTTTGTGAGAAGAAAATGCCAAGTCCTATTATCCAATATTTTCAATATGAACATTTACCAGAACATTTGCAGCAAGTTAGTAAGCCAATTGGTGATTTAGCTCGGCAAATGGATGAGCAACTTCCTGATGGTCCCGAAAAATCAACAGGATTAAGAAAGCTACTTGAAGCAAAAGATGCATTTGTACGCCAAGCTTTAAGTAAATAATTATTTATAGCAATGAAGCGCCCTAAGGGGCGCTTTTTTATTGCCTGAAGCTAAGCAGAAGGTTCAACAATTAAACCCGCTAAGCGGTATCTCTAGGAGATTTTTAAATGCCAGACGAAATCAAAGTTGATTTGGAAAATCCTGAAATTAAAGCAGCTATTCAAGCCGCCGTTGATGAAGCTGTTAAAGGTCTTAAAGATAAGAATGCAGAACTTATCAAAGACAAAAAAGAGTTGAAAGATGAACTAGGTTCATTGAAATCAAAGGTTGAGGGTTTGGATCTGGATGCAATCAAGGTCTTGCTTGATAAATCAAATCAGGATGAAGAATCCAAACTTATTGCTGAAGGCAAGATTGAAGAAGTTATTCAGAAGCGCACTGAGAAGATGCGTGAAGAGCATGACAAGGTTCTTAAGGCAGAGAAACAACGGGCAGATAAAGCTGAAGCGTATGCCGAGAAATTCAAGAAATCAGTAGTACAAAGCCAAATTGTTCAGGCTGCTATTGAACTTGAAGCACTGCCAGAAGCGACCCCTGATATCGCCTTTTTAGCTCAGACAAAGTTTGCATTAGATGAAAATGGCAAAGCTGTGGCAGTTGATGAAAACGGGGAAGTAGTCATTGGTAAAGATGGTCAGACACCGATGACTCCAAAAGAATGGGTTGAATCTCTACGTGAGCAAAAACCGTATTACTGGCCTAAGCCTAATGGCATGGGTGCACCTGGTAGCAACAATTCAAAAGGTCAGCCAGACATTCTCAAAGCAGACGGCACGGTAAATATGACCAAATTGGCGCAATTACGAAATGAAAATCCGCAACTAGCTAAAGAGCTAGCGGCAAAACACGGTATTAAACTTTAAGGAGTAAAGCCTAATGGGCGACACAAAAATTGCTGATGTAATCGTACCCGAGTTATTCACTCCGTACGTATTAAATAAAACTGCCGAAAAGTCTGCATTATGGCAGTCTGGCATTGTTGGGGATTTGGATGTAGATGTGGCTTTCGGAACAGAGGGTGGTACTACTGTAAATATACCATTCTGGAATGATTTAAGTGGGGAGTCAGAAGTACTTTCAGATTCAACCCCTTTATCTGTAAATAACATCACCTCAGGCAAAGATATTGCGATTCTTCATGCACGTGGTAAGGCATGGGGTGCTAATGATTTGGCTAAAGCATTATCTGGTGACGATCCACTTGGTGCGGTTGGTGATCTGGTCGCAGATTACTGGTCGCGTGAGTTTCAAGGTTTTACCGTAAATACCCTTAAAGGTGTGTTCGGTGCGGCCAGCATGGCAGGTAATACTCACGATATTTCTGCTGGAACTGGAGCTGCCGCTGTAATTGATGGCGTATCTTTTGTTGATGCTTCTTATAAGTTGGGTGATGCCGTAGATAAATTAACGGCTATTGCAATGCACTCGGCAACCATGGCTGCATTAGCTAAACAAGGTTTGATCGAAACCGTACGTGATGCTGATGGTGTAGTGCTCTATAAAACCTTTATGGATCGCCGTGTGATTGTCGATGACGGTATGCCAGTGGATGGTGATGTATTTACATCATTCCTGTTTGGTCAAGGTGCAATTGGTTTCCAAGATATTGGTGCACCAGTAGGGGTTGAGACAGACCGTGATAGCCTTGCTGGTACTGACATTCTTATTAACCGCCGTCACTTTGTATTGCACCCTCGTGGCATTAAATGGGCAGGTGCGACAGGTATTGCACCTAATAATGCAGGTCTTGCTACATCTGCAAACTGGGAACGTGTTTACGATCCTAAACAGATCCGTATTGTGGCATTCAAGCACAAGATCAAATAACAAAAAGGCGGTTTACACCGCCTTATTTTTTGGAGATCCACAAATGGGACTTTCATCATTTAACCGTGCACGGGAAAGACAACAAATGACAGAAACAAAAATTGCTGAACTTGAAGAACAACTGGCAACTGTTAAGGGCGAATTTATTGCTTTTCAAAATGATCCTGAAGCAATGAAAGCACGTATTGCTGAACTTGAATCAGGTAATAATGGTCAAAAACAAGAAGATGGCCAAAAGTCCGGTGATACACAACCACAACCAATTAACTATGCAGGTCTAAAAGTTGATGAGTTGCGTGCTGTCTTGACTGAAAAAGGCATTGCATTTGAAGCAGGCGCTAAAAAAGAAGAACTTTTAGCATTAATTCCAAAGGAATAACAAATGAGCTTTATCACTGAACAAGAAGCGATAGAACATGTTGAAGGCTTTGATGCTTTATCTGCCAGTGATAAGGCTCAATACCTTCAGATGTCAGAAGCTTATCTATTAGCACGTAATGTTAAGCCTTACGAAGATGCCACTCTGGTTCCTGAGCCTCTAAAAACAGCCTCTTATCAAATCATCAAGGGCATTATGAAAGGTGATCTATATCAAGGGCAGGAACAGGCACTAAAACGTAAGAAAGTCAAAGCTGATACGGTTGAAACTGAAAAGGAATATCAGGACGGATCAGTAAAGCTTAGTGCGATTGAGCAATTCATTCTTGATTTGATTAAGCCTTACAGCAAACGAAAAGCTGTATTTTTTGTTAGGAAAATCTAATGGGCTTACGTGACGAAATTCAGGCAGAAATTGCTGAAGCATTTAATGAAGATTTAGCAGACGCCGTTCATACCTTTACATGTGAGCGGATTTCAAAAACGAATTGGGATCCTAAAACTGAAACGTATGTTGAAGTTAAAGAAAACTATTCCGGCCGTGGTGTTCTGTTTGGCTCTTACAGTCAATATGAGGTCCAAACACTTGGAGTATTGGCAACGGATAAGAAGGCGACCGTGCTTCAAAATGAAGTAACTATGACACCAAAAATTGATGATGAGTGGATTACAGCCATAGGCTCATTTCGAGTTATCCATATTCAACAAGATCCAGCCAGTACAATCTGGAAATGTCAGCTTCGAAAAGTGTAGGGGCTAAAATGGTTAATACTGATTATGTTCCAGAGTGGTATATCTCACCGTTCCAGCATGTGCAGTATACGCTTGCTAGAAATCAGCTTCACATGGATTTGTTATTTGAAGATATGGATAAAGCTGATCAATTTTTGGATATGGGAGCGGATGCACAGGTTAGTACTTTTTCTGAAGGTGCATATGCAATCGTCCAAATTGGTGATACGGCGGATAAAGACCAAATTCAAGTTTATGGATTGCTTTTACATGAAGCTGTTCATGTCTGGCAAATAGTAAAACGGAGAATGGGTGAGCGAGAGCCTAGTGTGGAATTTGAAGCTTATTCAATTCAGTCTATCGCTCAGGACCTATTTGAAATGTACGAAGAAAGTGAGGTAAAGCATGGGATGGAAGGGGAAAAAACCGACTAGCTTTAGTCTGGATGTGGCTAAATCAGTGCAAGATCAAGTGAAAAAAATCACCATGGATACTGTGCAATCTTTGGTTAATTTAAGTCCTGTTGATACTGGTGCATACCGTGCTTCACATATTGTTTCGATTGGATCTGCTGATTTCGGCGTGCGTGGACCTGAAACTAACCCAATTCAAGATGCTGCTATTCAAGCTATAAAGATTAAATTGGGCAATTTGGTCTACATACAGAACAACCAGCCTTATGCTGAGCGCTTAGAAAACGGTTGGTCTGATCAAGCGCCACAAGGTATTTATGGCCTCACGTATAACTTTATTTCTCAAAAGTACGGTGGCTAAAATGGCAATGACTTTAGAGCAGACAAGGCAAGCTATTATCGATCGTATGCAAGCTTTTACTGGTATTTCTCAGGATCGAATTCAGTATCCAAATGCACCAGGGTTTAAGGTACCAAAGGAAGGCTTATGGTGTCGCTTAACGATTGCAGGTGGTCCGAGTTTTACTTCTGGCATTGCAGATAAACCATGTACTCGGCGTACGGGTAATATCTTGATTCAATGCTTTGATCGATTACATACAGGAGAGAAGGCTTTAACGGTTCTTAGCGATGCATTGCTGGCACATTTTGAATATTTCTCTAACGAACATTTGGAATGTTTGAATGGTCAATCCATCTATGCGGGTAAAGATGCTGATTTCATTCAGTATAATGTTTCGATTGGGTACAAGGTGAATTGATATGTCATGTATGTTGACTTTAGAAGAAATTGAAATTAAACGGCAAGAACTGGAAAGACATCTTGAAGATGTTATGTCTGTTGAGTTGAGCAAATGACAATCTGAAAACAGGCTATGTGTTTCTGATGTGAATATACGTTTGGCTAGTGTTGATTGTCTCGCAGGGCCTAAACATAATGTAGTTACTGGAGTAAGTGTTGATTTAGATTACAAACCTTAAATTACTTTAATTAAATGACCGCTAAGAAGCGGTTTTTTTATGTCTTATTCACTACCACCTCATCGGTGGTTTTTTTATGTCGATAGGAATCACTTATGAGCAATTTTGTTTTTAAGCGTGGTGACACTTTCAACTTAAATCTTCAGCTAGTTGATATGGATGAAACTTTGCAATATCCACCCAATGATATCCGCCGTGCAATTGATCTAACCGGTTATACATTTACTTCTCAGGTTAAAGCTTTAGCTGATGGAACAGCTGTGGCTACTTTGACTTGTGCTGCATTAAATCAAAGTACACAGAAAGGTTGGTTAAATGTGAAGTCGGGAAGCAGTACAGCAGCATGGCCGTTAGGTTTGTGTCAGATGGATATTAAGGCTGTCGTGGGTGGTATGACTCAACACACTGAGACTCTGACTTTTCAGGTAATTGACGGGGTGACTGCATAATGGCAAATCTAGTCTTTAAATATTCTTGGGATCATCGACCATTCCCTTATAACTCAGCTCAAGGTAAGCGGCAATTTATGCTGCCTTTTGCTTCGGGTATTCCAAATTTGACACCTGATTGGACTCAAGTAACCGGGTTGGGTAGTGCAGCGACAGGAACATTGACAGCTGGAAGTTTTGATAAAACCTTAGGTAGGGTTGTAAAGGTAGGGGACTTTGGTGTCGGCATTGCCTCAGCATTGAGCACATCCAGTGATATGGATACTGTGATTAACACGGGTAACTTCTCAGCAAGTAATGCAAGTAATCCAAATGCTCCTCCTAGTGGTACTGCAGGATATGTACAAATAAATGAATACAATCCAGTTTCATTTTTTGCACGACAAGAATGGAAAAATGTAATTAATCAAAGGCATTACTTTAGATCAAGAACAGCCGATAATGTGTGGACCCAATGGGGGGAATATCGGACTACTGCTAACACTACAGTTGATGCAAATGGTTTTGTTAAATCAGCCTCACCAATTGTTAAGCTGTTTGGAGAGTCCATTGAATTAAATGATGAAGCTAGTAGACAGCCTATCGAATTTGAAAAAGTTGATGTAGGTAATTACCTATTGAAAGGATCTTTAGGTTTCGCTCAGGAAGGTTGGTATGTGGAAGTTCCTAAAGATGCAAATGGTAATACGGTCGTCGCTGTAATGTATGAAGCGCTGGAGAATGGCGATATTTCTATTAAGACATATAAGCGTAAGTTCGATATTGAACAAGCAGCTATTGTTGCTGATCTGGAAAATCCAATGGATATTCCAGAAGGTCGTTGGATTGATATTCGATTGCATGAAGAACCCGAACCAGAGCCTGAAGAACCGTTGAGTGAAACACCCGTCGATTTTCAGCCGACCAACTTATCTGAAGCAGTAGCTGCAGCATTGGCTGGTGTTGAACCGCCTGAAATCTCAGATACAGATGAAACACTTTAATAACCCGCTAAATCAGCGGGTTTTTTAATGCCTAAATTTTGGAGAACAATAAATGAGTTCAGGCGCAAAAATTCGATTATATGCTTGCGAAGAAGCTGTACTGGGAACTACTCCAGCAAACCCGATCTGGTACACGGTTCGCCGTGTTAGTGATGGTTTATCTGAAAACGTCTCAACTGAAGAAAGCAGTGAAGTGGTAGATTCACGTTTTCGACAAGGTGGTGTGGTTACTGAAGCGGAAGTGACAGGTCAGTTAGAGTTTGAACTATCTCTTGGAACATTTGACTTATTCTTAAGTGCTTTAGCCTTTAATAACTGGGCAGCAAATGCTTTAAGCTTTGGCGGTACCGTACGTAAATCTTTAACGCTGGTTAAAGTTTTTGAAGATATTGGGCAGGTATTTATTTACCGTGGTGTACAGGTTAATACCGGTGAAATCACCATTCAAACAACCGGGAAAATCACTGGTAATTTTGGACTTGTTGGTAGCTCATTTACACGTCAGCAAGTCAATCCTGTCACTAATCCTATAGCTGCAACAACCCGTCCACTGGTCAGCATGCCAAACGTGGAAAACTTACTGGTAAATGGACAGACGATTCAAGGTAAAGCGTGTTTGCAGTCTCTTACGCTTTCAATTAATAACAATCTTGAAGCAATCCGTTGTATCGGGTCCGGCAAATACACACCAGAGTTCTATATTGAAAAAATGATGGATATCGAAGCAAATGCTTCATTCATGTTCTCTTCTACTGCAGCAGGGTGGATTGATGCCATTAAAACCCGAGATGTGTTTACTCTGACCTTTGATATTAAAGACAGCAAAGGCAGTAAATACTCGTTTAATTTCCCTCAATTAGAAGTGATGGAAGCCAATCACCCGGATGGTGGGGGTGATGACATCATTACTGTAGACATCAACTTTGCTCAAGTTCGTACAGCTCCAACGATTGTACGTGCTCTTGTGTAATCAGCTTAATCAGTAACAAAGCCTATGGAATCCCATGGGCTTTTTTATTTCAAAAATTTCAGAGGTTGCTATGGCTTTAAAAGTCGGAATTATTAAAAGCTCGGATGTTGCCCAATGGTGCACATTTGAAACTGAAGGTGGACAGGCAGAGTTTAAAATCCGAGGAATTGGTTATAAGCCCTTTCAAGTTGCACTAGAGAAGGCAGGAAACCAAATCACATCCAAAGGTTATGATGTGATGGTAAAAGATGAAAACGCTAAGCTATATCATGAATTATTATTAGATGCATGTGCTGCTCACCTGATTGAAGATTGGAAGGGTGTGGTGTTTGCTGAAGTGGTGGAAGGTAAAACTGTCGAGTCCGAAAAACCTTATACACCTGAGAGTGCCTCAAAACTTCTCAATCAAGGTGACATTGGTATTTCAATCTGGTTATTCATCAAAGAACAGGCACAGAAGATTCAGGAAGAAGCCGACAAGGACAAGGCTTTAATTCTGGGAAAGTCATCGAGCTCTACAAATACCAAAAAGCGTATGCGTCGAAAACGCCGCACGAAATCGAACAAATCAAATTCTTAGGTGGCCACATTCCGGATCCGCCAGAATATTCTTATGCGGCTGAATCCATTCTTTCGGCATTCAGCACTATTTGCAGATCCAGACGTTATGAGCAGAGCATCCCGTTATCATTAGACCAGCAGGCTATCAATGTCTATGCTGAGCATAATGATTTTCCTGTTGCTGCTCATATTTTTAATGACTGTATTTTTGCGTTGGATAATCTGTTTTTAGATGAAGCCCATAAAAAAATAAATTCCAAGTCCTCAAGAAAACAACCCTAGAGTTATTTACATGAAATAACTCTAGGGTTATAATTATCTCATCAAGTTAATAAGGGATTGGTGTGAAAAGTCTGGATTTAATCAAAATGATTGAGGCAGATGGTTGGTATGAGGTTAGGGTTTCAGGAAGTCATCATCACTTTAAACACCCAACCAAAAAGGGGTTAGTTACAATCCCACATCCTAAAAAGGATTTACCAAACGGAACTGTTAAAAGCATTTTGAAACAAGCGGGTCTAACTTGACCCGCTGTTTCCCGACTTTAAATACCATATTCCTTACAACTAATCATAACGCAGTGGGCGATATGTTTATGCCAAGGGCATGGAGTGTTGAGATGTTATATCCAATTGCAATTGAACGAGGATCAGATACTGAGGCATTTGGTGTCACTGTGCCTGATATTCCAGGTTGTTTTAGTGCTGGTGACACACTTGAAGAAGCTATTGAGAATGTTAAAGAAGCTATTTCAGGCCATTTAGAAATATTGGCTGAAGATGGTGAGGAAATCCCATTAGCTTCCGAACTAGTTAAATTTATCGATGATCCTGAATATAAAGGAATGATCTGGGCGGTTACCGAAGTTGATGTTAGTCGTTATCTGGGTAAACCAGAAAAAATCAATGTAACTTTGCCAAGCCGATTAATTCGGAAGATTGATGACAATGTAGGTAAAGATAAAAGATTTAAAACTCGATCTGCTTTTTTAGCTGCAGGTGCTGAGAAGCTTTTACATGCTTAATTTGAATTGAAGACCACCTTCGGGTGGTTTTTTATGCCCTAACTGTTAAATTTTACTCATTATTAAAATGGGTATTTTCATGAAAAAGATTATTTTTTTAAGTTTAATATTAGGTTTAGCAGGGTGTATGTCTACTGCTAATTTTTTTGAAGTGCAAGCCACCTCTGTTCAGAATAGCGGTTATTGGACCGGACAATATGATCGATTAGTAGGAACATTAAAGTTAAATGCCGATGGAACTGGTGTTATTTGTCAGGATGGAATGGGAACAGCGAGAGTAATGTCTGTTAAAAAATCAAATGATAAACTCTATTCACAGGATGGCAGCTTCTGGAAAGTGCAAGATGAAACACTCAGCTCTATGAAATTAAATTATGCAATTGGTGGTGGTTATGAAATGAAAAAAGATGATGATTTATCTTTGGCAACACCAGCATGTAAAGAAAAATTGAAATGAATTCAAAATGATTTGTTAAAAACTTGACTTAGATCAGGTTTTTTATTTTTGATTAATGACCGCCTTTTATGGCGGTTTTTTTATTGCCTAGAGGAAAAGTAAGATGGCACAAGAATCCCGTTTGGTCATTGTTATTGATTCGCAAAATGCTGAACGTAATGCGCGTAATCTAGGCAATGAACTGGATAGCATTGAGCGTAAAGGTGATTATGCTTCTAAGTCTATGGATCGTTTATCTGTAGCTACTCGAGCACTAGCTGGGTATATGGCAGGGCTAGTTACAGTAAGTTCTGCCATTTCGAAGATGGATACATATACTGGACTACAAAACCGCCTTAAGCTGGTCACTAATAATCAAGTTGAACTAAATAAAGCAACGGAAGACACTTTCCGAATTGCTCAAAAAACCTATTCAGCTTGGGATTCTGTTTTACAGGTGTACCAACGTTTTAGTGACAATGCTAAAACACTGAATTTAACTATGAATGATACGGCTCCCTTAACTGAAACGGTATCAAAAACTGTGGCAATTAGTGGAGCAAGCGCAGAAGCGGCGAATGCAGCTTTAGTTCAGTTTGGTCAGGCTTTGGCAAGCGGTACATTACGTGGTGAAGAACTTAACTCCGTTATGGAGCAAACCCCAGCACTAGCAAAGGCAATTGCTAAAGGTATGGGTATTACAGTAGGTGAATTACGTTCAGTAGCTGCTGAAGGAAAAATCACTTCACAGGAAATCGTGAAAGCACTTAGAAATGTAGAATCTGATGTTGATGCGCTTTTTGCTAAAACTGATATAACAATTGGACAATCACTCACGCTTTTAAATAACGAAATCACTAAATTTGTAGGGGAGGCTGGGAAGGGCTCTGGAGCAGCTCAAACATTGGCAGAAGGGATTCAAATTCTTGGTAATAATCTTAATTTAATTATTAATGGCGCAATCGTTGTTGGAGTTGGTTTAATCACGAAAGCCATTGCAACAAAAACTATTGCTATTCAAGCAAGCATTGCCGCTTCAGCTCAACAAAGAGCGGCCAATCTTGCTGAAGCTCAGTCTCAGGTTCAGTTGCTTGGTGTAGAGGCAATGCGTGCTAGACAATCTGCAGCTTTAGCTTTAACTGAGATTAATTTAGCCAGAGCAGAATATAACGCAGCAATAAGTGCTAATGCCCGCGCAGCAGCTGTACAAAGACTAACTGCTGCTGAGATTGCTCATAATATTGCCATTAAACAAGCTACTGTTGCTACCTCCGCTTATTCATTGGCCCAATCCCGGTTAAATACTGTGGCTACTTTAGGTAGCAGAGCATTAGGTCTAGTGGGTGGGCCAATTGGTGCTATCACTATTGGTATTTCTGCCTTAGCTGCTGGTTATATGTATTTTCAGGATAAAGCAGCAAAAGCGAATCAGAGACTTGAGGAACAAGCAAAAGTTGCTGAAAGAACTGATGAGGCTCTAAAAAAATTAACCGGCAATGATAAAACTAAAGCAGTTAATGATTTAACAAATGCTTTTAATGCACAAAATGAGGAATTAAAAAAATCATCTCTAACTGTAGGTTCAGCATTAATCGATATTGAGAACTATGCACGAGGAAATAGGGAGGTTGAAAAAATTTCCCAAGATGCAAGAACTGGGACTATCAGTTATACAGAAGCCATTGAGCGTCTAAATAAGATTAAGTTACCTGCAGATCTATATGAGAATCTGAAAAAACAGGCTGCGCAGTATGATGAAAACGCGTCTAAAGCAAGTTTGTCTGCAGAGAAGCTAAAATTATTCGGTGTTGAAGTAAGTCTTGCTGGCAATAAAGCACAAAATGCTGCAGCTCAGCATCAAAAACAAGCGGACACTTTAGGAAATACTGCTACTGAAGCAGAAAAGGCAACTAAGGCTTTGCAAGATTATCAAGCCAAGCAAAAAGATAACGTTATTGACTCAATCTATAAATCAGGTTGGCTTGATAAAGGTTACACTGTTGCTCAAGCTAATGCCATTTTAGAACTGCAAAAAGCAAAAGGAATGAGTGCAATTTTGTCTAAAGATGAAATTGATAGTGCGCTTAGAAATCTCAAGATCATTGAAGCGCAACAGGAGAGAGAAGATAAATTAACTGAAGCTAAAAGAAAGCAGACACAGGAAATTGAAAAACAAGCAAAACTTACTAAACGCTTGGTTGGTATTTCCGGTCAATCCGGTATTGGCACTGGCCCTCATCTTGACGTCCGTTATGGTGGCTCAATGTCGGGCCAGAAAGTTTCTAATGAACATCTGGCTCGATTACAAGCAGGTGGAAAACCATTATCTTCGTATAAGATCAGTTCAAATTATGGTCCAAGACAAGCCCCTACTAAAGGGGCTTCTTCATTTCATAAGGGTATTGATTTTTCGATGCCCGAAGGCACACCGATCACGACCAATGTCGCAGTGAAAGATATCAAGACATGGTATGACAGCAAGGGTGGTGGTTATGTCAGTGAAGTGATCTTTGAGGATGGAGTATCTCTTAAGTTGCTTCATCAATCTCCAAAGATGCAAAGCAAGGTGAAAGGTGGTGCGAGTAAGGGAAGTGATAAAGCAGCAGGTGACATTCAGTCTCAACTTGATCGTCAATTAGATGCTCAGCGGTCTCTTGAAAATGAAGTAGCTTCTGAAGTACAGCGGATCCAGAATAATTTGAAAGTTAGATTGGAAGACGTTGATAAGGCAGGATTCTCGCCAGAACGAACAGCTGAAATTAAGGCAGAATTACAGCGCCGTGCTGATAATGATGTGGATATTGCCAAACAAGCAATTAGAAGCAAGCTGGAAGACTACAAGGAATTCCAGAAAACTGAGGAACAGTTACTTGAAGAGAGCTTTAACCGTAAAAAGTTCAATGCAGCTCATGACATTGAATTAAGTAAGTCTGAGCAGAAGCAAGCCATTGAATTGCTGGAACAGCAAAAACAGCAAGAGTTAGGGTTATTAAAACTAGCTCAGGAACAGCGTTTATTTCAGGCACGCTTATCATTACTTTCAGAAACGCAAGCCATGCAGGAACGTTACAGACTCGAACGGGAGGAAATTCTTAAGAATACTAAACTTTCCATTGAAGAGCGGCAAAAACTTATCGCATTATCTAAAGCCAATCAGGATAAAGAGACTCGCGATAAAGTGAATAACGCTGTTCAAAACTGGGGTGGCATTCAGGCTGATATGAATGGTACCAGCGAGTTCTTCAGACAGGATCAAGAGCGGTTTAGTCGTCTAAATGCTGCAAATGATTTAGCAGATAGTCAGTATGCTGCTACTGATCTTGATGAAAAAAATGGGTTAGATAATCTAAATGCACAAATGGAAGCAGGGCTCATTAAGCAACAGGATTTCGAAAACCGGAAAACAGCTATCATTCAAGCTGCTCAAGATCAACGTAATCAGATTGCTGCCGAATATGCTCAGAATGCTCAGGATATTGAAGATAAGTATCAACAAGATCGTCTGAATACCATAATTGCTTTTGGTGGGAACATGATGGGTTCACTCACATCGATGTTTGGTTCAATGTTTGGTGAGCAATCGAAAGCATATAAGATTATGTTCGCTGCAGATAAAGCATATGCGATTGCAGCTGCAGGTATTGCCATTCAACAAAATATTGCAGCAGCTTCAAAAGCTGGTTTTCCTTATAACTTGCCTTTAATTGCTGGAGCAGTTGCTCAAGGCGCTAGCATTATTGCAAACATCCGTGCAATCAAAGATCAAGGCTTTGCTGACGGTGGTTACACTGGATCTGGTGGAAAATATGAACCTGCAGGTATTGTCCACAAAGGAGAGGTGGTCTGGTCCCAAGAAGATATTCGCCGTTGGGGTGGCGTTGGGTTAGTTGAAAATATGCGTAAGAGTGCAAACCCTGAAGCATTTATCAATAATCATGCTATTAACAACACTTCAGCAGAAAATGTCTTTAATCGTTCATTCCTAAGCTCTAAAGCTTTTAATGATAATCAAAATATCTCGAATATATTTAATCAGCCTACTCGAGAGAATCAGATTATCGTTAATGCTTTCAAGCCAAGTAAAGACGCGGCGTCAAGATCGGAAGATGTTCAAAGCATTACTAACCAGTATGCTGGGAACAACACCAGCTTTAGCGAAGTTCTAGATAAATCGATTCAAAGTAGTAAATCCTTTAATGCTAGCAAGTCGATCATTTCTAGTCTCTCTAACTCAAAAGTTCTAAATAGTAATGTTTCAAACAGTACCGTGCAGAATGCTGAGAAAGAATTGCTGAAAGAAGTTTCTATCTTCAAAGACAATGGTTTTGCAGATGGAGGATATACAGGCAAAGGTAAGAAATATGAGATTGCTGGTGCCGTGCATAAAGGAGAAATTGTTTGGTCCCAAGATGATATTAAAAAATGGGGTGGTGTTGATAAAGTTGAACAGATGAGAAGGGCGACAAGTCCAGAATCATTTGTTTCTAACTATGCTCAAAACCATACCACTTTTGAGAGTATCTTGAATCGGGCCAATCAGAGCTCTAGGATTTTTAACCAGAGCAAAGAAATCTCGAACATCTTTAATAAATTTGTTCAAGATGTTCAGATTATTTATAAGGGCAATAGTAGAGCACCTACTGCATCTTCTTCCGTTGGTTCTGATCTGTTCCACGATGGCAAGGTCTACTTCTCATCAAATGGTTTAGTTCAGGATCGATCAAATCTTGAGGATGTTCAAGACTTCACGATGGGTCAAGCTGCTCGACCTCAAGCTGAGATTATGCCTTCAATTGAACCTTCTACACCTACTATCAATTTTAAGATTGAAGTGATTAATCAGGTGAATGGAGCAACAGTTGAAGCTGAACAACTGGATGAGCAAACAGTCCGGATCATTGTTAAAGATGAACTGGATAAGCAGCTTCCAAGAACGGTACCGAAGCTTGTAAGTGATCAAATTGGGAATCCAAACTCAACCATTAGTCGGTCTTTGACTGAGAATACGACAGCAAGACGGAATCGTACTTAATAATTTGAACCCTTTTCGGAGGGTTCATTTTCATAATATTTAAATTTCAAGGTGATAGAGTCTATTTGCATTTAAATTGATGGTTATGACATGAAAAAAATAATTGTAATTCCGACAATACTTTTAAGCCTTACGGGATGTGCCATTCCTGCAGTAAATAATCTCGTAAGATCTACAATATGTATCAAGATGAAATATCAGGTGATACAGCAAATTTAAGGGTTTATAGAAGTAATATACCCATGGTGCAGTTTTATATTACTTATCAAAATAATGAGGGTGAAAAAATTTCTAAAAACCTTATAACGAAACAGATAACAAATAATTTAACAAAGTATGGCTCAATGCATGAGCCCAAAAAATTAAATATGCCTAAACCCACAATCAGTTTAAATAATGGTGAAGAGTTTTTTGAGTTTAAAGTACCCGCAAATAAGAAGTTAACTTTCAGGCTTACTTCTGTTATTGGGTCAACTACTATGTATAGTTGTGATGTAAAAATGGACTATCAGTTGAAAAGCAATGGAAATTATGAATTGATCCGTTTTAAACAGATCAAAGATTTTGTGAATCCAGATTTACTGACTGAACCATCTCAAGATGGAGCCTACTGCAAGTTTGTAGTGAAAGAGATTTTTGAAGATGGTAAAGAAACTATTATTAAATCGATTTCTTAATGTTAAATCGTTTTTGTAATTAATTTAAATATCTAAACCTTATTTCATCAAACCACCCTTCGAGGTGGTTTTTTATTACCTGAAGGAAAGTTATGTACAAGTTAAAGCTAAATCCTCAGACCAGCGGCTATGGCGTAACACCGGGTGATGATGTGAAACGTCAGCAGATGGATGGAGGGCGAGGACGCTATTACATCGATGTAAAACGTAATAGTCATATTGTCGATGTGAACTGGAATTTAAGTAAATCCGATTTTAATAAAATGATGGCGTTCTGGCGGGTCTACCAGAATAAGCCAGCTTCATTTTATGCGGATCTGGTGATTGATCAGGGAGCACGGCAGCAATACCTGTGTAACTTCATTCCGAACTCGTTCAAGACCAATGAAGTGAATGGCAACCTTTACCGGGTAAATGCGCAGCTCGAAGTTGTTCAAAACCAGCCTAACTTTGCTGCAGATATAGCATTAATTAAAGATTGGGAGGTCTGATGGATAACGAATATGCCAAATTCTTTTTCAATCGAAAAGTTGATGTTTATCAACTGGAATGTATTGAACTCTCACACCCTTCTTTTATGAATACTTATCGGGTAGTCCGTAATGATGACCGAGGTGTCTATGTACAACATAAGGAAGGATCCGGTCAGGTCTATTATGAGTTCTTGCCAGTCTCAATCCAAAGATCCGGAATGCTTGGTGATCTGGACCAGACATTAACCGTTTCTATCTCTGGTCTAGGTGATGTGATGCCTGATGAGTTTGAACGGGTAATCGAAGGGCAATATCCAGATGTAAAGCCAACAGTAAACTACCGGATTTACAGTTCAGACAATCTGAATTCTCCAATGTTTTATTTACTTGGACTGCAACTCTCCAGTGTTGCCATGAACCATAAGGCTGTGACATTCAAGGCCGAATCACCGCGATTAAATACCACTAAAACCGGAGATATCTTTGCACTGGATCGCTTTAGTGGCTTGAAGGGGGCTATATGAAAGGTCATGATCATTTGCTCGATAGGCAATATGACGAAGAACACTACAATTGTGTTCACTTTGTTCATGAAGCTGCAATGGACCTATACGGTATAGATCGGGCGGAAGCGCTTGAACTCTTTATGCAGCCTAAGGGCAAAATTACTTTTTTATCTTCACGGTTAAAACTTTTAAATCCGCTGCCCATACCCAAGGAAGGCTGCATAGTCGCCTTCCATCCTAGACAAAGAAATAAGCCCCCGCATGTGGGGCTTTTTCGTGGGCAAAAGATTCTTCACCTCATGGAAAGCGGAGTCACATATTTGCCTGAAGAGGTCGTGATGGGAATGGGGTTTAATCGGGTCAGTTATTATGATTAAAGTTATTTATAAAAAAGATGCTTTGTCTGAAGAAAAGACAATTGAACAAGCTCAAACGATTGGGCAATGGCTCACTTCAAAATATGAACATATGCCTGAACATGTCCGTATCTTTCATACTACAAGCAATATGGATCATGCCGAAATTTCATTTGCGAATGAAGTCACACCGAAGAATGCATATGACTTAAAGCAGCTTGATTTCTTACCGGGCACTTTTATCGTAGTTGAGAACCCTAAATGGGTCGCGGCTATTGTTTCGATTGTGATTAGTATTGCGATCGCATTTTTAATGCCGACGCCATCAATAGCACAAACGACTCAAAATACTAACCAGTCTTCTTCAGCAAACAATGAACTTTCTAACCGGGAAAACAAGCTCCGGGTGAATGGTCGTATTGCTGATAACTATGGAGCTGGGTGGAATACTCCCGACCTAATCGCAGTACCTTACAAGGTATATGAAAACAACGTTGAAGTTGAACATGTAGTGGGCTGTATTGGTCGTGGACACTATAAAATCAATGGAGCTTATGACGGTGAAACCAATATTGTCGATATTGCCGGTGCATCGGTAGAAGTCTATCAACCGGGTGTCGATATTGTCTCGGGGGAGCCATATTTCTCGCTTGGTACCGAAATTACAACTCCACCCTTAACGGTTCAGCATCAAACTTCTGTTAATGGACAAGTTCTCCGTCCAGCAGATACACAGTCTTTAGAAGGTACGAACTATCTTCATTTTGCTTATCCAAATGAGATCCTTCGGGCAACAGCGAACAACACAGATTTAACCACTAAGTTTGTTAGTAATGACCGGGTAGAAGTCACAAATGCCTCATTCACGTTTAACGGCCAGACTTATGATTTAAACGGTACATATGGCGTTCTATCGGTAGCTGATGACCGTATGGCATTGTCTAATCCGGCTGCGGTAAACCCCAACTGGCTAAAGCTAAAGGAATTATCAAATCAGCAAACTGGTGCTTTATCTCCAAAGCTTTCATCTATTGGCGAGAAGTGGATTGGTCCATTCATTCTGGACAATGTCGAACGAAGTCGGGTGCTATGTAATTTTGTGGCCACAAATGGACTTTACACAGTTTCTTCAGGTGGAAATCAGGGAGCTGTAAACGTCACGATTGAAGTTGAAGTAACGCCGGTTAATGAATCTGGTGCAGCCATTGGCAATCCAATGCTGAAGCAGATCATCCTAAAGGGTTCAGCAAAGTCACGTCAGACAGTTGGTGCAACACTGGATATGGTGACATTTCAGAGTCGCTGTAGTGTCCGCGCACGCCGTTTAACACCAACACCGGCAGTTACAACAGTAGTTGATGAAGTAAAGTGGCAGGCGCTTTATGGTGCTTATCCCTTGCAAAGCACAGTGTATGAACATGAAACGGTTTTTCGTGCACGTACTTATGCAACGACCGGAGCTTTATCTGTTAAGTCCCGTAAGATCAATTTCGATCTTCAGCGAATGTTGCCGACCTATAAAAATGGGGCTATGACGACAGAGCTATTTCCAACATCAAGCTTTGCTGATGCACTGGTTTCAATGGCACTGGATGACAAGATTGGCCGCCGTACGATCGACGAAATAGATCTGGAAAATATCTATCGGACTTATAACGATGTAGTTGATTATTTTGGTACACCGCTAGCGGCTGAGTTCTGCACCACTATTGATGATACAAACCTGTCTTTTGAAGAACTGGTTACCAATCTTTGTGATGCCGTGTTTTGTACCGCATATCGGCAAAACAATAAACTCAAGCTTTATTTTGAACGGCCAACTGATAACTCGGTAATGCTGTTTAACTTCAGGAATATCATTCCAGATAGTTACAAGCATGATCTTACCTTTGGCGTGATGGATGACTACGATGGACTGATCTATGAATACACGGATCCGACCGACGATAGTCGTATTAATATCTATTTGCCGGACAAAGGAGCAAAGAACCCGAAAGAAGTGAAATCCGTTGGGGTACGAAACAAGTGGCAAGCTCATTTTAATGCGTACCGGATCTGGAACAAGCTTCGGTTTCAACGTAAATCCATCACCTTTGATGCAGCACCTGAGTCTGAACTGCTGGTTTTACGTGACCGTATTGCCGTAGCAGATTATCGCAATGGGACTCATCAAAGCGGGGACGTGGTACAGCAAGAAGGTTTAATCCTCACCTTAAGCCATGATGTAGATTTCATAGCAAGCAAGAGCTATGTGATTTATCTGCAAATGAGTGATGGAACCGTGGACCTGATTCCTGTTACGCCGGGTTCAGCCAAAAATAAAGTGGTTTTAGGGCGTTTGCCGAACAGGGCATTAAAGCTGAGTCCAGATGATTTTGTTAATACTATCTATACGGTGGTTAATGATGATACCAAAGGCTCACTGCCTTATCTGGTAGCGAAAAGAGAACCAGTTGACCAGTTCTCTAATACCATTACTGCAATTAATTACGATGAACGTTATTACCTCAATGACAAGGACTTTATTGATGTGCCGGTAGATGATTCACCGATTTACATTCGATATGACCAGCTGGATATTAATCTTGCGCATTTATATCAAATGCAGAGGGGGGATTTACCAACTACAGGTGAGATTAGTTTTGTGGTTGAAGCAGGTGCCTTGGTTTCGAGTTCAAGTTCACTTAGGACTGAAACTAAAATGATTTATAAACATAATTATGATTCAGAAACTAAAGAATTCATTATTCCTGCCGCATCTGAACTACCAGCGATTGATACAGGTGAATTTCCTTCCGGTCTTGTCGTAAATCTTACGATTAAGGGTGCAGTTGTCGGGCGTGGTGGTGATGGTGGGCTTCCTCATTTAGCGTATGGCGGCCGGTCTAGTGATCCGAACTATTCTTTTACTAGAACGCGTCGTGATGGGTTCCAAGGTGCACCGGGTTTAATGAACCGGCACAGCAAATTGAATTTAATTATTGATGGCGGGATATTAGCGCGCGGAGGTTCAGGTGGAGGTGCTACACCAAGCGGTATTTACACTGAACTTGGTTATGGAGTGCAAGGTGTTCCTGGTGGAGCTGGAGCACCGTTTGGACGGGTTATGACAGGACAGCCTATCTACTATGATACTCAGGACTGGCGATGGTACTTTATTGATAGCTTTATGGTGGTAAAAATCACTGATGCTGAAGCTTCGGTACCCGGTAAAGGTTACCGAACCCAAAATGACCGTTATGGGTCTCCATTATCAGGTGATGGTGGAAACTGGGGCGAACGTGGTACCAAATCTACCAATGATGGAACATGGAACTGGCAATACCATGGCACAACTGAAGGCCAGCCGGGGCCGGGTGGACCTGCAATTGTTGGGGTGGCACCACTTACAACTCAATTGATCAATGGAGGGAAAATTCTACAAACACTTTAAATCTTAAAAGAACTTTGAGCACCCAATTGGGGTGCTTTTTTATTGTCTAAATTTTCTGGAGATATTAATGGAGCCAGTTTCCACTAGCGGTTTTACAGCACTTTTAAAATTATATGGGATTGCAATCATGGTGACTTTAGCAGTCGGTTTGGTTGCAGCAGTTGTATTGATGACACGTATGCCACGCTCACCACAAGAGTGGGCCGTAGGCTTGATCTGTACGGTTGTATCAAGTCTAGCGGGTGGTTCATTCATTATTGTGAAGTGGGGGCTTCATGAATGGGTTACTGATGTATGGGGGATGATCGCACTTGGTGGATTCTTCTTTGTTTGTGGATTACCCGGTTGGGCTTTAGTCCGTTGGATCTTTAATTTCATTGACAAACAGGAAGGTAAAACGATCGTTGAAGTGATCAAAGAGTTTAAGAAAGCCAGAAAAGACATTGAAAACAGCTAATGCCGCCTTCGGGTGGCTTTTTTACGTCTAAAGGAAAGTGAAATGAAAATTGAACAATATCTTGATGATTTGATTAAACGCGAAGGCGGTTATGTAAATAATCCAGTAGATCGAGGAGGTGCTACCAAATACGGTATTACTGAAGCTGTAGCACGTGAAAACGGCTATAAGGGCAATATGAAAGATTTGCCTCTTGATGTGGCCAAAGCAATTTATCGGAAACAGTACTGGATAGAGCCACGTTTTGATCAGGTTAATACTCTTAGCTCTGCAGTAGCTGAAGAACTTTTAGACACTGGTGTGAACTGTGGTATCAACTTTGCAAAACCACTTTTACAACGTGCTTTGAACTTGCTTAACAATCAAGGTAAAGCTGGTTATGCAGACTTGAAGGTTGATGGCGTTTATGGTTCTAACACTTTAGGAGCTCTAAAAACTTACTTGGCCAAACGTGGCAAAGAAGGCGAAAAGGTCTTAGTGCGCGTGTTAAATATTATGCAAGGCCAACGATACATTGAAATCTGTGAACGTAATAAAAGCCAAGAGCAGTTTTTTTATGGCTGGATCGCTAACCGGATCGGCTAGCATGAATGTCTTTCAATGTAAGCGAACTAAGCTTGTTTCTTTCATTACGGTACTTTGTATTTTGTTCTCAGGATGTACAGCTCATACGATCAATAACAATGTGAATGTCTCTATTTGCGTTAAAGCGATTTAAAAAAAGCCCTGAATGTTCAGGGCCTTTTAATCTATTTTTCAAATTCAACATCATAAAGTGATGTTAAAGTAGCCTTTAATTTTCTATCTTTAGTTTCTGCAATGTACTCTTGCATTTTCTCTTTATACTCAATGTGTCCAGCTTTATATTTTGCATATAAGTATGAGAACTCGCCTATCTTATAATCAAGGTCGGACTTGTTTTCCGATTTGTCTAGTTCCACTTTTAGAACCTCTGCAACATGGTCATAGCACTTATTAACCACAGTTGCTTCTATCCCTTGCATGGTAAATAACTGACATCTAAATGTAAGTCTTGCGGTGTCATTTGGCTTCTCCGCAAGTTGCTTATCATTCAATGTGTGTGCTCTCTCATAGTCATTCAAAATCATATAAATATTCATTTGAAGTAGTTCACGTTTATGTTTGTCCGTGATCTTGTCTACATCGGGAAGTATCTCGCGCATGTGTTTCTGAAAGATTTCTTTATCTTCCATAGAGTATTTTTGAATGTATTCATTATGCTTATCAATAATCTTCTTATCTTCGGCTGACAACGGCTTAGGTGATGTAATTTCGCTTTGTTTTGCACTATCCGAAGCATTACTACAGCCACCAAGAAATGATGAATAAATAATAAATAGGGTTAAAAACTTTTTCATACTTATGTTTGAGTCTGCTTTAAGAGATATACCTTTTTCTGAACCACATTTAGGTTAAATTATTATAAAAAGCCCTAAATAATTAGAGCTATTCTAATATATGGACATAAAAAATGTTCTTAAATGAACTTATTTCTTATAAGGCATAGATTCAAGAATTTCTTTAATAACTGTTGGGTCCACTACGTTCTCGTACATAGTATTAAAAGTATGTTTCTCATCTTCAGTGGTTTGAGCATTAACTATAGCTTTCAATTTTTGCTTATAGTCAGCATGACCTGCTTGATACATGGCAGCGTAACTCGACCAGAGAATATATTGCTTTTGTGGATTATCATTACTTAATTTTTCGTATTGTGCCTGATACAGCTTAGCTGCTTTTTCATAACAGTTATTAATTTGATTGGTTGGCTTTTGTAATTTTCTTTGAATCAAACATTGGGTTTCTTGAATGCTTGCTGTGCTATCTAAAGCAAGAATTTTTGTTGCCAAAGCATTGGCTTCATTTAAATAACCTAATTGAAGTAGCACTTTTAATTTTAACTTTTGGACTTGCGTACTTGAATCATTGTCATCTGGAAACTTCTTTAGAAGCTTTTCCAGTTTTGCTTGTGTAGATGTAATGTCCGCTTCAGTCTGGAGAGAGTTCATAATTTCATTGAACTCTGCTACAAGTGGTTTTAATACTTCTTGCTGGTTATCAGATTTCTCGCTCTGCACTTGGGCGATTTGGGTTGTACTATTTGGGTTATTACACGCAGCAAATGCGACGCTTAATAATAGAATCGTTAATAGCTTATTCATAACTTTTTATACCTTGCGCGCTGCAGAATTTAAGGAAAACTTATATTTTTTTATAGGAGGCATTGGATGCACAGAACCCACAGTATCTGAAATTACTGCGGTATATCCTAGTTCAAGTTCTACATCAACAAGCTGCAAATTTGGTTCTGGTAATTTGATAGTGCAACTTCCTAAAGGGGCCTTATTTTTATCTGTTGGCCAATACCCTTTATCACTTTTTAACTTGGCTCTGGTAATCTCTTTCCCCTCTCTTGAAACTATAGCGGTCCCAAAAGGATAAACAGTTCCCTTGTGGCTCAATGGAGCTGCATTAATAACTACACTTAAAAATAGTTCTTTGCCTTGAACTTTGTAGTTTAGAAAATAGCTTACAGCTCCATCCAAGGGTGTTACTCCTTCATCACCTAAAAGAACAGCTTTATGGCTAATGTAGACATCAGTTTTATACTGCTCAATGTAATAGTTTTCATATTTTTCTTCTCTAAGACTATTAGTAGTCTGCTGTTTTTGTGACATTGGAGCTGGAGTGGATTTAGCTGCAGAAGATGCACTTCCACCGCCATTGTCTTGCACAACTAAGTTTTGTTGAGGCAGTAATTTACAGCCACATGAAAGTGAGTCATTCACTCGGGCAGCAGCCTTACCAAAAATTTGCATGTATGGATCACCTGAGACAATTGTCGCAACGACTTTATGAGTTGGACATGTTGCTTTATCGCCGACACAGGCGACGGGAATCCCGTCAATTAGAAACATACTGTTCCCAGAAATTACTTGACCACCTCCAGAAGTTGGGCAGCCTATAGTTATGTAGGGTGTTGCCAA